TGTAAGCACATGTGATTCAATCATTTCAAAAGATAGTATTTATATTAAAGATCTTAGAGACATTATTTATACAGATAGCATAATCATGGATAGTCAAGCTCAGGTCATAAAACTTGATTCCATAAAAATAGCAGACCTAGATAGAAAGGTAGTAAGATTAAAAAGACATAGAAGGTGGTTATTATTTGGAACAGGTGTATTAGGAGGAGCTATCCTAATAAACAATAGATAATTACAAAAGAAAAAGAAATGAAGCTTAGACGAGGACAATCAACAAAAAACTATGCTATAGGCCGGCTAGTAGTAAAGTATTTAAAAAAGTATCCTGATATGAAAGATTATACTTTAGCTAAGCTTATGTATAATGAGAATCCTCAAGCTTTTTCAAATTTAGATACTGCTAGAACTTGTATAAGATTTAGAAGAGGTCATATGGGGAAAAAAATATCAAAAGATACTAAGTTTATTACTCCTAAAAACTATGATACTAATAACACTCCTATAAAAATAGTAAATAGGGCACCTAAGCTTAAGGTCTTTAATCTCCCTATAAATATAAAAAATGTGTTATTTCTCACAGATATCCATGTTCCTTACCAAGATGATCTTGCTTTAAACAAAGCCATTACTTATGGCTTAGAAAAAAAGGTAGATTGCATATGGCTTAATGGTGATATCATGGATATGTATGGAGCATCTGATCATGAAAAACTTCCTGATCATGCTATGATTCATGAAGAGTTTGATGCCATGCATGACTTCCTGGGACAACTAAGAAAGCTATTTCCTAAAGCTCAGATATACTATAAAGAAGGTAACCATGAGAGAAGATGGACAAGACTCTTAATGAGAAAAGCTCAAGAGCTTATAGGCATGAAAGAGTTTGAGCTAAATGTTATACTAAAACTAGAAGAGTATAAGATCCACTGGGTAGCTAATGAAACACTTGTAAAGTTTGGAGATTTGAATGTTATACATGGTAATGAGTTTAGAGGTGGTGGAGGAGTTAATCCTGCAAGAGCTCTTTACATGAGAGCTAAGGCTAACATTATAGCTGGAGACAAACATAAGACTGGTGAGAACATAGAGAACAATCTAAACAATGAACTAGTAACAACTTATTCTGTAGGATGCCTTTGTGACCTAAACCCTAAGTATATACCTTTTGGTCATACTATCTGGAATGTAGGGTTTGCTCATATAGAAATGAAAAATGGTAAAGCCAAGGTACATAACTACAGAATACACAACAATAATATACTATGACCTTTCTGTTTAAGATCCGCATATTTGACAAGCATGAGAGACAGTTCTTCATGGATGGTGAGGAGAAAACCGAACCCATGGACAGCAACTGGTACAGGTTTGACTACTATATAGATCTTAACAAAGTACAGATAACATCCTTCAGAGAGTATATATTATTTGACAATGAGAACACACCAACCAGGTGCATAAAGATATTCCTTAGTGATGGAGATCATCTTTATGGATCTTACTCTACAGAAAAGTTTGTAGAGCTATACAATACAGAATACAAAGAATTATATACAGCCTGGGCAGAAAGTCTAGGTGAAAGTGCTATTAGAAGTTTAATCCAACCTATAGAAGATATCCCAGAAGAACCTCTTGAGTAAAATAAATTTGTAAAGTTTAAACTTAATTAGTATATTTGTTAAGTTTAAAACCAACAATATGAATCAAGAAGAAAAACAAGAGTCTAAATCTATGACTCAAGAAGAGCTAACAGCTCAAAGAAAGAATGTTATAAAACATTACAACAACCAGATTGAAGTTCTGAAGATCCAGTCACAGTATGAACAACTGTTAGCTGAGATTGAGATGCACAGAGCTAAGAGAATGGAGATGATCATCAGACAAGCTCAGATGGCCGCAGGTCCTCAACAAGAAGAACCAGAGACTGATCCAGAATCAGAAGAAGAAGAGCCTCTTCAAGAAGCCCCAAAAGAAAGAAAGTTAAAGAAATCATAGTTAGCTAAAAAACCAACATGGCTAAGTTTAATATAGTAGAAAAAAAGGTCAGCATGACCCTGGAGCAAATCATTAAGTTCCAGATCATTACTTATTGTTATGTACACAATATAACACTAAGTGAGGCTGACCTAAACTGCCTTACTTTACTAGGTCTTAATAAAAAAGCTGATCTATCAGATTTCTGTAATGCTTGTTGTGCCCATGAAAACCGTGACAAGGAACCAACAGTACTTCATACTAAGGTTATATTCAAGACTCCACAAACAGTAAGAAACTGTTTGGCTAAGATGAAGAACTATAACATTATAAGCAAGGAAGGATTGGGGCACAACAAAACAGTAGAGATAAACCCGGATCTTAAAATACAGATTGAGGGTAATATATTGTTGAACAGTAAAGTATATCACATTGGTACCCAAGAAAGCTAAAGACTTTAAAAAGCCAACAGCTGAAGAACTTGATCTACCAGAAGACTTAGTTAACAAGCTAACAGACTTCTACTGGGAAAAGGTAAGAAAAAGGATAACAGATCTTAAATACAAAAACCTTTCTATCATTAACCTAGGCAAGTTTAGAGTCAAACACTGGAAGATAGATGAGACCATAGAAAGATATAATGCTATCATAAAAAAGCTTGATGGCAAGTTTACAAGATACAATATTAAGAAAGATCTTGAAGAAAGAATAGAACAGCTTACTAAGATAAAAGAGCTAGCACAAGAAGAGACAAATAAGTTTAAAGAAATAAGAGAAAACAGAAATGATAAAAAAAGTAAAAAAAATATGGAGCAACCGAGCTCAGATATGGGCCGGCTTCAAGAACCTGATATTCAGGAGTGATTATACAGAAGATGTATATCACATGCGTATGAAAAAATGCAAGAAGTGTCCTATGATGGATACTCTTGGAACAGATTGTGAAGTAATTGGTACACAACCATGCTGTGCAGTTTGTGGCTGTAGTCTAGCTCTTAAGTTAAGATCTTTAGAATCTGAGTGTCCACATCCTGATGGACCTAAGTGGAAATCTATAGAAGATGCTAAATAGAGAAGACCTCATATATTACTGTTTGCTTCCATCAGAAAAAGATCCTATTACTATGTACTGGACTAAAGATCCACTATATAAGGATTTTGTTCTGGTTGATGCATCAGGTAAAGAAATGAGAATCCCTACAGAGCACATGCTATCTTTGATAGAGTTCTTTGCAAAACATTTACACACTCAAATACCAACTCAAAATGTCAGTAATATTTCAAGCAGAAAATCACAAGTACCAGAGTCTGGATCCTAATGAAAGGATAGACTGGTTAAGTGTAACTAGTTTTGTAGGACAGTTCAAGCAAAAGTTTGACCCTATAAAACAATCCATAAAGTCTTCAAAAAATCCTAGATCTAAGTGGTATGGGCTGAAGCCAGAAGATATACAAGCTCACTGGGCTAATGAAACAGATAGAGCTGTTACAGCCGGATCATGGTATCATGATCAGAGAGAATCAGATCTTACAAGTATAGATACTATAGAAAGATCTGGGGTAGCTATTCCTATTATAAAACCTATATGGGATGGCAAGTTAAAAATAGCTCCTAATCAGAAGCTTACAGAAGGGATATATCCAGAACATTTTGTATATTTGAAATCAGCTGGAATATGTGGACAGTCGGATAGAGTGGAGGTTGTAAAAGATACAGTAGAAATAGTTGACTACAAAACTAACAAAGAAATCAAAAAGACTAGTTTTGTAAACTGGGAGGGTAAGTCACAAAAAATGATAGGCCCTTGTGAACATCTAGATGACTGTAACTTTAACCATTACTCTTTACAACTAAGTACATACATGTACATAGTACTTAAGCATAATCCTAGATATAAACCGGGTAAAATGTTTTTACACCATGTGATCTTTGAGAAAGAAGGAGAAGACCAATTTGGGAATCCCATTCCAAAAAAAGACAGTAATGGAGATCCTATTGTAAAGACAGTTGTACCTTATGAAGTACCTTATCTGAAAGCTGAAGTACTAACAATGATTAACCATATACAAGACAATAAAAAATGAGCATATTTAAAGAATATAACATAGTACTAGAAAATGGTAAACTAAAAGAAGATCTAGGAATAGAGAGTTTTATCTTTGCCAAGTTAACAGTAGATGTAACAACTGTTATAGCTTTTAGAGAATCTGTAGGAAATGATGGTGAGATGGAGCCTTATACTATTATTAGTACAGACTCTGGTCACACCTTTTGTATAGAGATCCCTTATGAGGATTTTCAGATAATGTTCCACACAGAAGTAATACCATATTTAGAAAAACTAGAAAAAGAAAATGAGCACTGAAGAATACACACACAGAAACTTTTGGGTTAGCAATGAACAAGTAACATGGTTACAAAAGCAAGAAAAGCTAGTAGTAATGAAGATACAAGAAGATGTAGAAAAATGGTTTGTTGCAACCAGTCCTTGTCCTACTGTGTATAAAATAAAAACAAAAGATGATAAGACTATTTGATTTACAAAATGGTAAAATTATTCCTACTGAACACTGTTATACTATAGGGTATTTAAAAGACATTATGGAAGAATATCCTGAAGATCATATTTCTATATATGCATTCTTATTTTATATGACATGTCCTAATGAGGAACTTAATCCTTACTTTAACATTAAAGAAGATGATAAAGAAAGTATTATATTACAAGATTTAAAAGCTAACTTTACTACTGAAGATCCTTTAGTAATCACAGCCTTAAATAATATTCAAGAACTATTTGAGACTCCTACATCAAGAGCCCACAAAGGAATTAAGATTGCTTTGGATAATATGGCTGATGTTATGTGTACAACCAAACCTACCTTTGGTAGAGATGGTTCTGCTACAGCTTTATTAAAGATAGCTGAAAAGTTTGACTCTGTTAGACAATCTTATAAAGGAGTATACAAAGATTTACAAGATGAACAACAAACAAGAACTCGCGGAGGCGGTTCTTTAGCATATGATCAATAACATGGAAGAACTACACAACTGGTTGTTTCACTACAACCCTTATCAAAAGCACTGGGTTGCTTTTAAAAGAGAAGAATCTTCATCATACTTTAATGGTGAGTTAAAGGATGTACTAGTTTCTAAAAAACATAGTACTCTTGTAGATATCATTGTTAAAACAGATGGTGATTCTAAGAAAATAAAAAAGCTTGTAAATGGATAAGTTTTTCTACACAGATATACCTACTTGGGATAATGGTGAATGGACTACAACTAGTTTTAATACTAGAACTGAGTTTAGAGATTTTGTACTACCACTGTTTAAAGAACCAGGCAAGTATAACTTTGATGAAACTTCTCTTATCTTTAATGCAGAGGCTAGAAAGTACAATAACCAAAAGTTTTATTGCCCTGCTCCTGTAAGAAGCAAAGACTTTATAACTTATTGGGATGACCAAAAAGCCAAGTGCAGAAAAGGTGTAATATTTAAAAATGGAGATAACACATGGTACCTTACCAGAGAGTACTACATGTGGTTAAATTTTCTACCTATTAATAACAAGGAGACTAGAAGATTCTCTTTCCCGGATGTGAGGGATGCCCAATATCACATGGCCCTGTATGAGATTCTAGCAGAGTTATTCTACAAACATGCTGCTATCTTAAAGAAACGTCAGATAGCCTCTTCATATTTTCATGCAGCTAAGCTAATCAATGCTATATGGTTTGAGGAAACACCTATCCTAAAAATAGGAGCTAGTCTTAAGACTTATGTAAATGATACATGGAGATTCTTGAATGAGTACAGAAACTTCTTAGATGACAACACTGCTTGGTACAGACCTATGAACCCGGGCAAGATCTTAGACTGGCAACAACAGATTGAGACTAGTGTGCCTGGACAAAATAGAAAAACACTTAAAGGTTTAAAGGGTGTACTTAAGGGTACATCTTTTGAGAAAGATCCTACAGCTGGTGTCGGTGGACCTTGTACTTACTTCTTCCATGAAGAGGCTGGTATTGCTCCACATATGATGGAAACTTTTGGTTACATGAAGCCAGCCTTAAAGTCTGGTATGATAACTACAGGTACTTTTATTGCTGCTGGATCTGTGGGTGACTTGGATCAGTGTGATCCTTTAAGAAAGATGATTATACATCCTGAGGCTAATGATATCTTTTATGTAGAGTCTGATTTACTAGATGATAAAGGCACCTTTGGAAAGTCTGGATTATTTATTCCAGAACAGTGGTCAATGCCGCCCTGTGTAGATGAGTACGGTAACTCTAAAGTGGAAGAAGCTTTAGAAATGCTTGATGAGTACTTTGTTAAAAAGAAGAAAGATCTTAGCCCTGAGGATTTCCAGTTAGAAGTATCACAGCATCCTAGAAATATAGAAGAGGCTTTTGCTTCTAGAACAGTTTCTGTTTTTCCTATGCATTTAGTAAATGCTCAAAAGAGAAGAATAGAAGAAAAAGAATACAGCACTGAGTTTGTAGAACTAAGTAGATCTGCTAATGGCACGTGGTTAGTAGACAAGAGTAAGAAGATTCCTATTAAAGAGTTTCCTATCAGTAAGAATACTGAGGATAAGACAGGTGTAATAGTTGTCTATGAGCGGCCTGATCCCAAAGCTGACTGGGGAACTTATTATGCATCTATTGACCCCGTGTCACAAGGTAAGACTACTACATCTGATTCTTTGTGTTCTATCTATGTATACAAGATTCCTATAGAAATAACTAGGATTGATGGTGAAGATATAAAGAACTACATTGAACAAGATAAGATTGTAGCTAGCTGGTGTGGCCGATTTGATGATGTTAAAAAAACTCATGAAAGATTAGAAAATATTATAGAGTGGTATAATGCATGGACTATTGTAGAGAACAATGTCCCTGGATTTCTTACCTATATGATGGGTAAAAGAAAACAAAAGTATCTAGTACCTAAGAGTCAGATTACCTTTAGAAAAGATATTGAGTATTCTCAACATGGTGCTGAAGAATATGGTTGGAGAAATACAGGGAATATGTTTAAAACTCATATCCTACCATACCTCATAGACTATTGTAAAGAAGAAGTAGATGTAGAAACTAAAGATGATGGAACCATTGTTAAAACAACCTATGGTATAGAAAGAATACCAGATAGTATGGCAATGGTTGAGATGGCACATTACAGAGAAGGACTCAATGTGGATAGACTTATTGCTTTAGGTGCCCTTATAGCTTTTGCAAAAGTGCAGGAAGCTAACCGGG